TAGACGTCATATTTAGTACTGGAGATCCAGAATAGCCTGATGCGGAATGCGCTGTTCCCGTAAATGTAAAGTTTGGATTGTTGTTCATTTCACACGGAAACGTAAGGTGCGCATAACCAGAACCTGCACCTGCTTCAAACCTCATCATTGGTATGTGTTGCACATTAGATTCATCACCTAAATCTATTTGGTATCGATACCTCTGACACTTAGCTAAGGTCTGACCATAGCTTTCGTGTTCAAACGGGGTGGCCTTGGAACCTACTTCTAATTGAAGACCAGTAAGGTCAAATGTTGCACCTGATGTTTGCCCCCAAGTAGCAACAAAATCTCTAGTTCTTTCAGCATTATCAAACGCGCCCCACTGATCTAGCGGAACGGTGCTGGTAGTAAAAGCCGTACCCCAATACATACCCATGTCAATGGTCATACCAAGATCAGAGTTGTTATCAAAGGTTAAATTACTGTTACCGGGAAAACTTTTTGTAATCTTAGTCCAAGTATTTGCCGCTAAAGTTACTTCCCAAGGGTATCTTTGAATAGATCCATCAATTGCTTGAATAAACCAATTAAAAGTTTGAGCGACACTTGATCGTACCCACATTGATAAAGTAATATAGCTGTTGTTATTTGTATAGTCCCAGCCAGATTTAGCTATATCTTGTGCCTCTATTCGATAAAGAGTACGCCTATGATGGTTAACAAGATCTGTTATTGGCGATGTATTAGTAATACGCCAATTTTTTCTGAAACCAAGACTATATGGTGTATCAGTAGAGATTAAATCCTCTTGAGACTGCGTAAGCGTGCCGCCAGAATAAGAACTTCTCACTCGATCAATGCTGCCATAGTTACTAACAGTTGAACTCGTTCCTCTCTGCGCCACCTGCATCGCCCCATTAATTATGAGGTTCCTGTTACTTAACGGCCCAGCAGTTGGCATCTGCAAGCCGTCAATACTGACGCCCTCACCTGCATTAGGTGGGTCAATATTATTTACTTTAATTGTACTCATATTTATGCTCCCGGTTTAGTAGGCCAAACAGGGTTGGCTGGATCAGTTGTGTTTGCAGGTAGATCCCGCAAAGCTTGACGATAGGTTGACATCTCGTCAGTAAGTGTTGCGTCAGCTAACGCTAGGTAGTCGGTTTCAGAGATAAGTCGGTTACGTTGTTGGCGTAGTTCTTTCCAGGGTTGATCCGCTTCAAGTCGTAAAATTTCGGCTTGGATTTCTGCTTCGGTAGGTTGAGTAATATCTGGGCTTAACCATTCAACAACATCCCCTCGAAGCACCCATTGCGCTTGAGGAACTAAAGACACAAGAGCATCACGTTTTTTAATCATTGTGCTACCTCCACAAGTGTCATGTAGGAATAAAAATCATCCTCTTGAACGGTCACCCCATAAGCCGCTACATAGTTATTAAACGTAGTTTTGTAAGTAATAGGACTGGTAGTTGCAGGTGAATCATAGTAACGGAAATTGATTCCAAAAATATGCGTACCGGTTACACCGGTATAACCATTAGCATGAACCGCTTGTCTAAGTAGAGTAGAGTCTCTGTATAGCCACATACGAATGCCAGAGCTAACATTACCAGCTTTTGAACTATTAGAATGATCAACTATAACAAGAATCTTGCTACTTGATGAAGTCGGTGTAATTGTTGCTTGCAAGCCTGTATCACTTTCAACGTTGCTAGAAATAGTTACTTGCGTATTTGTTTCACCATAAACAACCTGCAAAATATTGCCAGAACGCTCAAGACGATCAAGCGTTCCAGCAGTTGAAGGGAGCAAAACGTTTTGTACGTCTGATCCCACTACATCGGGCACACCCAGTTCAACCGAACCAGACGTTGCCCCGTTTAATTTAATAGGCATTATAATTCAGGCCAGGTAGGGTTTACAGGGTCTGCTGTATTAGCAGGAAGATCGCGTAAGGCTTGTCGGTACGTTCTCATTTCGTCAGTCATTACAACGTCAGAGTTAGCAGTCCAATCGGTTTCAGCTAGGAGTTGGTTACGCTTACGACGCAATGATTGAAAGTTCCAAGCGGTTTCAACCACTGTTGTTTCTGCTTCTACAGCAGCTGCATCTAGTTCAACTACATTGCCAGACACATCTTTAGCGATAACGCCTGTATCTGCATCTTCAATGTAGACAACATTTGAGTGCGTGTTATAAATAGCTGTATGGTTCATCCAGCTACCTCCATTGCAGTGATTGACGAAGTTAGATTTTCATAAGAAGAGGTATCTAGGTTTCCAACGGTTCTATTAACATAAACAGCGCTTCCATTAATGAATTTTAGATATACTTGATAAGTAAGTAATGACGTTGAATTTGGGCTGTCTAAATAATTAAAATTCATAGAATCTTGAGTTGAACTATGATCATCTCCATGATAGCCATAAGTTATATTAGTCAACCCAAGATTGCGTGTTCCAGTAGAATCGGATGTTAAGCCAATGTTTGTACCGTTTCTAGATAGTCCAAAAATTCCTTCGTGCTGTGAGCCGGTGTTAAGTTCACACGACAATCGAGCAAAAACTAAAATTTTATTAGCAGTTGAGCTAGGAGTAATTGAAACATTTAAGCCAGTAATACTTGTAGCAGTATTTGAAGCATAAGCTACTGAAAATCGTGTAGTAAGGTGTGTTTGTTTAACCTGCAAAATACTACCGGCTGGCAATCCAGATGTAAATCCGCCGATAGTACCGTTTCCATCAATTGTAATTGGCATTATTCACCCCCAGGTAATGCACTAGCTGCTACTTGTGCTTCATAAGCAGCGATTACCTCTGCTGTCCACAGTGCAGCTGCAATAGCTTGTACTTCAGCTGGTTGATCTGTTACGTCTTGTCCAGGTACAACAACGTTGCGGTGATAGGTACGTCCTACTTCAACACCGTCTTTTTTGATTACGTCAGCACGACGTACTTGGATAACTTGATTTGGAAGAATTTCTTCCTTGTATTCTGTGTGTTCTGTAAAAGCCATTTTAAGGACTGCCGACTGGCAGTGATAGGTTTATATGGGGTTTAATTTTATACAGTTGTATAATGCGCGCTAAAATGTAACGCTTGTGTTCCAGAAATATTATTAACAGTACCTCCGTTAGCACTTCCGTTGTATGTATGAAAGTAAATGTACTGTTGACCCACGTGCGTAAGTGGTCCCATAGGATCAGCTCCACAGCCCGCCCAATACTGAAGGGAACCTGCACTGTAGTTTGCATTGCCAGTATTTGTATTATTTGCAATGCTATAAGGTAAGCCTGTAATTATCGCCGCTCCTACTCCGCCGCTGCCTAAGGTTCCGGCAGCATTAGCTTGAATAAGTACCGTCTTTCCAATCTTTACATAAATCCCACCATTTGCAGCACTAGGTGACCATGATGCCGAACCACAGCTCATAATAGGCGTCCAAGTACCTTCTTCATAATCATCCAGCAACTCACTGGTCATTGAGCCACTACTGTTTGCAGTAGCACTGAAATCAATGCCGTTACCGGATGCCATTACAATGTTGCCGCCGGAGGTGATTGCTCCAGTAGTAGTAAGAGTAGTTGAAGTAATATCTTGAGCAGTTAGATCGTTAGTACCTAGTGCTAAGTCACCAGTTAACGTACCACCAGTGAGCTGCAAATAGTTGGTATTAGTAGGCCAGACATAAGTCTTCCAAACACCATCTGTTGCATTATAAATATATTGAACGCCAGTCGTAGGATTAGTATACGTTGCACCATCTGCAGGACTGGCTGGAAATGTAATAGCCATAATTAAACAATCACCCAAGTAGATCCGGCACTAACAGTTACTGTTGCTCCGGTGTTAATAGTAATAGGACCAGCACTTAACGCATTTCTACCAGTAGCAATGGTGTAGCTAGTAGTTACAGCCTGATCATTTTCGTGGAAGATTTCATCACTGCCACCACCTTCTGCAGTCTTTGGATTCTGCTGTGGGACAAGTGGGATCCACTGTGCCTGCTCATTAGCACCATCTTCGTCTTGGATATAATGAATGTAGGGAATAGCTTCGTCTTCATCCCAATAAACATCACCGCTTTGTGGAGTAGGAGATGTAGGGGGTGTAGAACGTACATCGAAACCACCTCCACCAATAGCTCCCCAAGCAATACCATCATGCCCTTCAAACTGTGTTTGATTAGTATTGAATCGGATGTAACCCTTTAGGTCAGCTGCAGTACCACCTACTGGGAAAGTATCCCGTTGTAGTTCAGTTCCTACAGGTAACTTTGCGGAACCTGTTGCAGCTGTCTTCTGTACTTTTTCTGTATCCAGTTCTTGGATAGCAGCCTGTACATTTGTTCCTGCTAGGTTCCCGGCTGCTGTAAATGTAATGTTCTCAGCTTCACCTGGCACATAGGCAGTAACCCAATTAGATCCTGTGTACAACCGCATCACATCAGATACGGTGTTGAAGTACAGGTCACCTGCAGTCAGTGCATCACCATCATTATCGGCAGATGGATCAGAAGCCTTAGCTCCTAGATAGGTATCGTCAAAGTTATCGAATGCTGCAAGTGCAGAAGCTGCAGAAGAAGCAGCTGCAGTCGCGCTGTTTGACGAATTAGTGGCGCTAGTGGCTGCGTTTGCTTCTGATGTTGCAGCTTGACTAGCACTTGTGGCGCTAGCTGATGCACTGTTTGCTGAGTTAGTGGCTTGTGTACTTGCTGTACTTGCGCTGTTAGAGGAGTTTGTAGCCTGTGTAGTGGCAGTACTTGCAGAACCTGCTGATGCAGTAGCGCTAGTAGCCGAAGCAGTTGCACTGTTTGCCGAAGCTGTAGCTGAGTTAGCGCTAGCTGTAGCACTATTTGCTGAGTTAGTAGCTTGTGTTGTTGATGTAGCAGCGCTTGATGCTGCGTTCGTCTCTGAGGTAGCCGCCGCTGTTTCAGAAGCCGCCGCTGCCGCTTGAGACGCTGCCGCTGCATCTACCTGTGCTTGGTGGGTAGTGAGTAATCCATCGATATACCCTTTAGTGGATGCGTCAGTAGCTGCCGTAGGTGTTCCTAAGCTAACTATCTTCTGACCACCCATATTGAGCTGACCAGACATAGTGCCGCCCAATGCACTTATTGCGTTGTTTTCAGTTTCCTGTGCAACGTATGTAATCTGATCAAAGTTTGCATTTAGATCTTCTGCTTTAATAGCTGATCCTGCAAAGAATGTAGCTGCCCTAGTGTCATTAGCAGTATCTCGGAAGATAATGATGTTGACACCAGAAGCTGGTGCAGTATTAAAGGCAACTGTTGTTGCGTTTGCTAACGTAAATGCTGTTGTTACAGTACCATCAAGGGAGGCTTTGATGTCTGCCTGGCTAATGTATTCAAATGTAAAAGCATAGTTCGTTGTAGAACCATTACCTGTATATGTAGTTTGTGTAGTTGCCATTTATTCTTTTAGATAGAAAACTTTGATTCCATGTAATCCATAAATTCTTTTGCTCCCTTATGGTCCCCACGTTGTAAATACAGTTCAACAGTGTCTTGTACCATCTGTTTACGCTGTACCTCAGTTGCATATGGTGAAGAAGCTGCAGCACTATCCATAGCTAGCCTTAATTCAAGATCCAGTTCTTTATGAACACCGTTAAAGGTAGTTAAGTCTGGACTTAAGCCATCATCTACGGCTTTTTTATAGTCGTTTCTGAATTTCCTAGCATCTACCCTTGCCATTACACGTCGGATAGCAGCCTGAAATAGCTTATCTTTGCCCATTCTGTTAGTAATATCTGACCTTTGTTCAGGTGTATACTCAACACCGGCACCATTTGTTTGTAGTGTAGGTACTGCGTCATACTCGATGTCAATTAAGAATTGCTTTTCGGGACTAATTTTTCCGTTAATTTTCCAAGGCAGGTAAGTGTTTACAAGTCTTGCAAGGAAGTTGTCTGGTACTCCAACTTCACCGCCGTCAATCCAGTCATACTTATCTGGTAAGTTATCCTTTAAGAATGGAAGTCGGTTTGTAATCAGTTGATCTAGCTGCATCTCAACTTCTTTTTTGCCAGGTTCCATCAATCTAGAGATTTCAGCAAGCTGACTAGAACCTGTAATTGTTCCTGCACTAAGGAAGCTAGCTGCATGTTTAGCCATTGCACTTGAGTCACCACTTAAGGTGTCAAACAATCCTTCTAAACCTGCTAGGTGTGATTTCTTAGTTACTGAAGCACCTAAAATGAACGACATTTTATTCAGCATAGCGCTCATATCATTAGCTTCTAGACTGTCAAAGTTATCCATAATGTTCACAGTCAACGCAAGCCAATTTGATATAGCTCCTAAGTTGTCGTAGCTAACCCAACCACCACCTGGAACTTTGATTGACCTCGGCTTCCAGTCGTAATCTCTACGACCTTTTTGTTTCTGTCTATTATGTAACCCGTCACCAGTAATTCTGTCAGTCATAAATAACCCGACAGTACTTGTTACTGCAATGCTTCCCATTGCTCTACGGCCAATAACGTCAGCCCTAAGTTCGTCGTATTTATTCTTCGCCGTAAATTCATCAACGGTGATGCCTCTGCGAGTAAATATCTCTTTCAGCTTTTCAGTTGGTGTGTCTTCAAACCGTCTTCCGAACTCACCAAAGTCTTTGTAAAAGGTTTGTAATGGATTAATGGGAGTGTAACTAGCACTTAGAACCAATTCATTGATTGGTGTTTTAGTGAACAACATGAATGGCTTTACCATTGGCATATGGCTAATTAGACCTGACAATGAAGTATTGCCTTTGCTGTCCAAGTTCATGGCAATTTCACCAGCGGCATGTCTTACTGCTTTGTCAGTGATTAACCCTGTCTCATCAAACATACCTTCATACACTTCTTTATAAAGCGCTTCTGCCTTTTCAGCGTCAAAAGCTTTAGTGCCACCTTCAGTTACTCTGTCAAATGCTCGTCCTTTTGCTTCTGCTACAGCAATCATGGCTTGTGTAAAACCATCTTCTGATTGCATTGCTCTGGTTCCGAAGCGTGTCCAAGGATGATTAGCTAATGCTGCCTGATCATTGATCATTTGCGCCATTACTTGTGGTCCAAAATCACCACGTTGTGCTGCAGCATCTGCATACATGTTTACAAGCTCAAGTGCCTGTTCATTTCTAAAACCCATGTCATCGCGAACTTCAGTCACATAGGGATCTAAAGCAGACCTTTTAAATACTTGCTTGCTGTATTGATGTGAGCTTTGTAAGGTTTCAATCA